GATAATCACTCCTACTAACACAAAAGGTAAATCATCATGATTCACACTAAACAGCCTGCTAACCAGTTCTACGTGTTCCTCACTGCTTATCGCTCTCATGAGTGCACTGAAGTGAACGAGATTCACACTCGCGGTATGGCTGCTGAGATACGCAAGTATCCGGGTATGTACGGTGTTATTGAGAATGCTGATGTACATGGATGCTTTAAAGAGGCAGGCTCTGACGTTGCTACCACTGAGCGCACCTTAAAGGTTCGTGCACGTAATCAGTATGAGCTGGAGCATTTAGCCTATCTGGCTTGCAAGGTGTACAATCAAGATGCGGTGCTGGTAGTCTCCTCGCAGACACACACAGCCGCTTTAGGGACCATTGAGATGCAAGGCGAGTACCCTATGCAGTACCCACAAATGAAACTCGATGTTATCGGGACGTTCACTAAGCAGGATACTGGCAGCGAACACTACTCAATCATTGATGGCGAACGCTGGGAGGTGGCTTAAGATGGTCACCTATGGTATCACACAGCGAGACCTAAAGATGGTCCGCACCGGGCTGCTGCTGGGCTACTCGCATGATAAGGTTATGCGGGTACTCAAGAATCTCTATGAGTCTCGCAAGCAGCGAGCAAGTTGATAGTCTATAGGTGGCTCACGTAGTCGCCTATGTAATATTAACTGCAATGGAATCACTACCGTGAAATATCACCACTCAAACATTTTCTTCAGTTACACCTCGCATTACTCAGATGCTTCCATCAAGGGCCTTGAGAACATCGACGGTCTGTCTAACCTGTCTGTAATGCTGCTGATTGCACTGTCAATCTTCCTGTATCGCAAATGGGGCCGCAAGTAATGTTTATTGCTTTCATCATCTTCATGTATCTGCTGATTGTCCTGTACTTCCTGAAGGATTTCCGCAAGGGCCTGAAGGTACACAAGGCAAACTTTGCATACCTGAAGTATGGCTTCTTACCTCGTTACACTGTACGCTTGCCGAATGGTCGCTTTAAGGCCAACAAGGTAGGTATTTTCTATATCGCAACTCACTAAGGAATCACTGCGATGACCAACAATGAACTGACCATCAATAACCGCTCTTTCAACATCCTGCGTCAAGTGCGTGAGCTGCCTATCGCACAGTTAGAACTCCGTGAGCCAATGCTCGTGGCTGCTCTGGCTGATATCGTTAAGCACTACGTGTCAACCTACGGTTTAGGCACCAGCTACGTGGGTAGCAATCGCTGGATTGATGACCTGAAAGAGACTGCCCGCCATGCAGGCTTTGAGTTCCTCGGTAGTGGTTACTTCAGTGCAGCGTTTAGCAATGACGCTTTGCCGGGTCGTGTGGTGAAGGTCGGATTCAAGAAGGAAGACTCAGGCGCAGCCTATGCAGCATTCTGCAAGGCTCATCAAGGTCTCAAGGGGATTCCTACAGTGTATGCTGTACAGCGTCACTCACATTGTTACACGGTCGTGCTTGACCATCTCAAAGAGTTCACTATCAGGGACCAGACAGATGAGCAAGAGTCACAGTACGAGACTATCAGCGCACTCGTGAGCTATAGTGGTGCTAATTATGAGAGTGAGCATTATGGCCCGCTGGCTGATACCTGCAATAAAATCCGCGAGTTCTTTAAGGGTATCGCATCGTTCGATATCCACTCAGGTAACGTAATGATTGACAAGCACGGTGACTTAGTTATCACTGACCCGGTGAGTTACTCCAATGATGAGCTACAAGCCACCGACTTTGAGGAACTCAAGGCAGAACTGGAGGCAAATGCAGAACATGCACGCATGGAAATGGCTATCAGTCGTGGTCGCCGTAAGCACATGCGAGACCTTGATGCGTTCATGTGGAAACACCAGAAGGAACTACGCAAGGAACGTAGAGCGCGCAAGAAACGTGATGCGAAGATGTTAGCAGCCCGCAAGGCCCGCATAGACGGGGCGATTCAGGAACTCATGCAAGACCCCTTCCTGACCGGTGAGTGCATTGAGTGGGGCGTGTCTGCTGCTCCTAAAGGATGGGCTAAGGTTGGCCCGATGGTTCGCAGAATGAAACCCACAAAGGCAGATGAGGCACCAACACTACTGAGCCTATCCAGTATTATGTCGCTGGCCTTAGAGTTGCATGATATGCGCTCATTCAGAAAGCCAGCAGGGGCGCTTGACGCTCCGGTGTTTATCCACTAAGGTGTATCTTCGGTGTCGTCATCATTAACTGGTGGTGGCACCCATAGATAAACTTTATTCACAAAGAGGTACTTAATGAACGTAATCAACGCACCAAAGAATGACTTTTCCGATATCTCCAACGCAATCATGCCGTTTAACGTGCTGGCTGACCTGTGGGGTGGTGACTTAGCTGCCAAGCAGTTGCAGTTAGAGCACGAGGCGCACACGGAGGGCGAGAAGCGTTTCCTTAAGGCGATGGAACGTCAGATTCAGGCAGGCGAGTTCGCAGATAACGCTGCTGCTAAGCCGCTGCTGTCAACACTGGTCCCTAAAGTCTCCGCACGTATGACTGAGTGGATGGATGAGAAGGGTTCCAAAGGTGGCCATCGCCCGGTCGCATGGAAGAAACTGCAAGGCGTCACGATGGATACGGTCGCTGTGATTGCGCTGAAGGTTATCCTTGTGTGCCTGACCAAAGAGGAGCACACCAACGTCACAAACGTAGCATTCAAGATTGGCCGCTCGATTGAGGATGAGATGCGCTTCGGTCGTATCCGCGATGAGGAGGCAAAGCACTTTAAGAAGCACGTTAAAGAGCAGCTGAATAAGCGCGTTGGCATGGTCTACAAGAAGGCATTCATGCAGGCAGTCGAAAGCAAACTGATTGAGACCAAAGTGCTTAAGACTGAGTGGAGCGCATGGCAGAATGAGGAGACTGTGCACGTTGGTATCCGCCTGATTGAGGCAGTCATTGAGGCGACTGGTCTGGTCGTGATGACACGGCCTTACGCTGGTGATGCGAAGCGTGACGGTGAGTACATCGAGTTGGCTGAGGAGTACGTGAACATCCTGAGCAAACGCGCTGGTGCACTGGCAGGAATCGCACCGATGTATCAACCGTGTGTCGTACCGCCTAAGCCGTGGACAAGCCCTACAAGCGGTGGCTATTGGGCTGCTGGTCGTAAGCCTTTGAGTCTGGTTCGTGCACCATCGAAACGTGCGCTTGAGCGTTACAACGATGTGTACATGCCTGAAGTGTACGAAGCGGTTAACACCATTCAGAACACAGCATGGAAAATCAACAAGAAGGTTCTGGCGGTTGTCAATGAGATTATCAACTGGAAGAACTGTCCGGTGTCTGATGTACCAATGATGGATGCACAGCGCCCTGAGAAACCAGATGAGTTCACAGTGAACGATGAGGTTCTCTTTAAGGCGTGGAAGAAAGAAGCCGCTGCAATCTACCGCAAGGAGAAAGCACGAGTCTCCAAGCGTCTCAGCATGGAGTTCATCGTAGGTCAGGCCAATAAGTTCAATCAGTTCAAACGTATCTGGTTCCCTTACAACATGGATTGGCGCGGACGTGTCTATGCGGTCTCGATGTTCAACCCGCAAGGCAACGATATGACCAAAGGCCTGCTGACTCTGGCAGACGGTAAGCCAATCGGTCAGGAGGGTTTCTACTGGCTGAAGATTCACGGCGCGAACTGTGCGGGTGTCGATAAAGTTCCCTTCCCGGAGCGCATCAAGTGGGTCGAAGACAACGTTGAGCACATTCTGGCGAGCGCAAAGGACCCGCTGGGATACACATGGTGGGCCGAACAGGATTCACCTTTCTGTTTCCTCGCGTTTTGCTTTGAGTATGCTGGCGTGGCTCATCATGGCCTGTCGTATAACTGCTCGTTACCTCTGGCGTTCGACGGCTCATGCTCAGGGATTCAGCACTTCAGTGCGATGCTCCGTGATGAAATCGGTGGCTCTGCGGTTAACCTGCTGCCTTCCAAAGAGGTGCAAGATATTTACCGAATCGTTGCTGATAAGGTCGTCGAGGTTCTCAAAGTTGACGCTGTGCAAGGAACTGCGGACACCGTTGAGTTAATCGAAAAGGACGGTGAGATGGTCGAGAAGTACATCACCGGGACCGCCAAGCTGGCTAACCAGTGGTTGACTTTCGGTGTAAACCGTGGGGTGACTAAACGCTCCGTGATGACTCTGGCCTATGGCTCGAAAGAGTACGGCTTCAGGGACCAGATTCTGGAAGACACAATCAACCCGGCTATTGACAACGGCAAGGGCAACATGTTCACACAGCCGCATCAAGCTGCTGGATACATGGCTAAGCTAATCTGGAATGCGGTGAGCGAGACAGTGGTCGCAGCAGTCGAGGCGATGAACTGGCTGCAACAATCTGCGGCACTGCTGGCTGCTGAAGTAAAGGACAAGAAGACGAAAGAGGTTCTCCGCAAGGCCTGTGCGGTTCATTGGGTAACACCTGATGGTTTCCCGGTGTGGCAGGAGTACCGCAAGCCAGTGCAGAAGCGTCTTAACCTGATGTTCATGGGTGAGTTTCGTCTGCAACCTACAGTGAACACAACGAAGGACAGCGGGATTGATGCGCACAAGCAGAAGTCCGGCATTGCTCCTAACTTTGTGCACTCACAGGACGGCTCGCACCTTCGCATGACCATCGTTCATGCTCACAGGGCGTATGGCATTGAGTCGTTCGCAGTGATTCATGACTCGTTTGGTACTATCCCGGCTGATGCTGGCTCGCTCTTTAAGGCAGTCCGTGAGTCGATGGTGAACACCTACGAGAACAACGATGTGTTAGCTGACTTCTATGAGCAGTTCGCGGACCAACTTCACGAGTCACAACTGGAGAAGATGCCAGCCCTGCCAAGCAAGGGAACTCTGGATATCCGGTCGATTCTGGAATCTGACTTCGCCTTCGCATAATCCATGCGACTCACTATCAGGGACTCAATCACGGGTCCCTTAGTTCTCAAACTGATTAAGGAGTGAACAACATGTTTAACTTTCTGAAGCGCAAGACACTTAAGGCCATTGAATTTACCGCTGTCAAACCTAACGGTGAGCTGATTAAGACAGAGTTTAAGCTGGGTATGGGACCGTGTGGTAAAGAGGTGGTCAAACTGAGCGAGCACTGGTCTGATTTTAATTTCTGCGTGACTCAGGTTACCTCTGATGGTGAAACCAAAGAGTTCTGGTACGCGAAACACACGATGGTCGGACGCTTTATTCGCACCTTCTGATTCCATGCGACTCACTACTGGCAGAGAGACAACCTTAAGAGACTCTCTAAGTAAACACTTTAAGATTCATAACTTTCTGATTAATACAAGGATAAATACTTTATGTTCACCTCTAAGAGCAACTTTGAGAAAATCGCTAAGACCCGTGGCAGCTACCTGACTATGGGTCAATCTGATGCAGCGCATGAACGTGATGAGCACATCAAGAACGCCAAGAAACGCCGCAAGGCTGACCGGGCTGCGGTTCGCAATGGTAAACGTAATGGCTGGGAGGATTAATCATGGGTCGCATATCACCAAGTAACCTTGTCGCTAACCGCAAGGCATACGAGCGGGTTCGTAACCACGGTGCATCAATCTTGAGTGAGCGGTGGCGGGACCCGTCAACGATGCGGGATGTTGAGTTACTGATAATCACGATGGACTTACAGCCTATCGCTAAGCGCGAGTTCTCTGATTGGGATGAGGAGGTACGACTAAACGCTCAAACCTCATGGCTCAATAAGCTGGCCGATGAGTTGGACTACTGGCAATCCAAGAGTTAAACTAAAGGTCGCTCCTGATGGGAGTGGCCTTAGTGATTAACTTTAACCTAACCCAAAGGAGTAACACACATGATTAACTTTAAGACCAAACCACACCGCGCAGTGGGCTACGTTGAGTCCTCAATCCTGAAGGCCGCTGAGGCTGCTGGTTCTCTTATCGCTGAAATCAAGTACGATGGCTTCCGTGGTAACCTCGTGATTGACGGTAAGGACGAAGGCTATTGGGCTGAGTTCTGTACTCGTGAGAGCACTGAGGTCCCGGCACTGACCTACCTCGCTGGCGAACATAGCGAACGCTGGGGCAAACTTATCCGCGACGATGAGAACCCGTTCAAGCAGGGCGTAATGGTCGATGGTGAGCTGATGGTCAAGGGCGTCAACTTCCAGACTGGCTCCGGTATCCTGCGAACTAAGTGGCTGAAGGATGACAACAAGCAGTTCCACGCTGGTGACTTTGAGGTGAACGCAAAGACTGGCAAACCGAAAGGCAAGCAGTTGTTCCAACTCAGACTTGACAAGCTGTCCGTAATCGTCTATGACCTGATACCACTTGATGTGATTAAATCAGGCAGCGACTACGATATGCCTACAGTCATCCGTGTGGAACACGCTAAGCTGTTCGTTAAGCTGCTCCGTAAGCACTTCCCTGAGATTGACTGGCAGTCGCCTGAGAGCTGGGACGTGTACGACCTTGAGTCACTTCAGGCGCTCTACGAGGAGCAACGTGCGCTGGGCCATGAGGGTCTGATTGTCAAAGACCCGTTCGCGCCTTATCGCCGTGGTAAGAAAACCGGCATGTGGAAGATGAAGCCGGAGAATGAGATTGATGGTGAGATTGTCGGTCTCGTATGGGGAACTGAAGGTAAGGCCAACGAGGGCAAGGTGATTGGCTTCGAGGTCCTGCTGGAGAATGGCGTGGTGGTTAATGCCTGCGGTATCACTAAGGCTCAGATGGATGAGTTTACTTATCGTACAGTTGAATCCTTCACTGAAGATGAGACAAGCAACCCATTCAAAGGCTGGCAGTGTCAAGTAGTGTTCATGGAGACCACACCCGATGGTTCTCTGCGTCACCCTTCGTTCCACTCTTTCCGTGGCACCGAAGATAACCCGACCTTAAAGGTCTAACCAAATGGCTCACCTTAACGGGTGGGCCTTTGTCGTTTCTGGAGGTATTCGATATGCTATCCAATCACGTAACCCTATGGGACCGCATCGTCGGTCTGTTGTTCTTTATCGCTGCTCTATTGTTCCTCTCCTATGCTATGGATGACCTGACCTACCGGGAAGGCTATGTGTTCATGCTGATTATCGTCACTACCATCGTGGGCTGGGCTGGAATCTGGACGGCAACCCGACCAATCACTAAGGAGGATAAAAATTGAGTGCACTTCATGTGGCCTACATCATTGCGATAATCTTGACGATTGTCCTTGCGTGGGCCTTAAACGATGATGATGACGATAGTGGCGGGCCACCAACAGGCCATGCGACTCACTATTGACAGACAACCTATCAACCCAACTCAAGGAGGCCCATCATGGCTAAACCTCACAACTTCCGTGTGGTTCATCGCTACGGCGTTACCACGACACCTCGTGTCATTCAGGACCTGAACACTGGTCGCCTTCACCCGCTGAAGCAGCAGACTCCACACATTGCTAAGGCTGGTGGTCTCACCTTCCATATCCTGAAGGCACACACTGGCACCAGCAATCACGTTGTGGTCAAACCATACGAGGGCAACTGGCCCCGCCTGAGTTACTACGTTAAGCGTGGTCTGGAGTTGTTCGCATGAGAGTCATCGGCCTGAATAGTCAACGTGGGAAATCTGGCAAGGATACCCTGTATGACCTCATCGCGGCTGACTCGGTTGCGACAAAACGATTCGCTTTCGGTGATGAACTGAAAGAGAAGTGCTCGGTGGCTATCAGCTACACTGAGTTGATGCAGAAAGAAATGTTGATAGCGATGCATGACCAGTCACTGAAGGATGAGCCTATGCTTGTTCTCCGTGGCTCCAACATTGCTGAAAGTGAGTACAAGACGTGGCTCTTAGTGAATGGCTTCGATATGACAGCCCCTCGCTCTCCGCGTTTCCACCTTCAGCAGTATGGGAATGGTTATGTACGTGACTACCTCAACGATAAAGACCGCTGGTTAAACTCAGTAAGGTCTAAGCTGGAATACTACCCTGATGTTACCATTGTGATTACTGACGTTCGCCAGCCTAACGAGGTCGAATGGGTACGCTCAATTGGTGGCGTTGTGGTACGCGTTAAGCGCGGCTGGGATATCCCGGAAGTAGACAATCAGCCTCTGCACATTACGGACACTGCGCTGGACTCTTATGGCCTACCAGTGATTATCAACGAGTGGGGCAACCCTCAAGGGATGCTCGACCAACTCAAGGAGGTAATGAACCGTGAGTGAAAAAGTAGGTGGCTTGGTCCCTAAATCCAAGAAGTTCTTCGTGACCATTGAGAACGCTAAGGAATCCTTTGAGGTCCCGGTGTTCGCAATCGACATTGAAGACGCTCAGGCTCAGGCAGTCCTCTATGAGGATGCTGGTTTCGAGGTCGTTCGGATTCGCCCGGAGGTGAAACGTGCGTAACGTACACATGGCTCAAGGCAAGATGCGGAGTAAGCCTGATGGTTTTCTCCACCTGAACAACTACTCGCACATCGGCGCGTCTGGCATGGCCGGGGTTCTGTTCGAGCGCATCTTCACGGAGCGCCAACAGGAAATCGTAGGGTGCTCGCTGCTGGAGATTGCCGGTAACGACCCTGAGCTGGTCCACTTCAAGCACAACGTGTGGCGATTCAAGAAGGAGTTCCTGCATGAGCACTTCCAGTCTGTGGTCTATGGCACTTGCCGTTTACTCCGTAAGTCTCCTGCTCTGCTGGCGTCTATCGCTATCACCGAGGAAGAACAGAACGTGAAGAAACGCATTGTGGGCTGGCCGAAAGGCTGACCCTCAGTCCATGCGACTCACTATTGCAAGACAATCCATTCGATAACTAAAGGAGGCCCAACATGGCTTTTAACAAACGCAAAGTATTAATCTCCGCTCTCGGTGTGGCTGAACCATACTGCTACTTGCAGAAACCTGACTACGGTCACGGTGACTTCAAGAACGAGCGCGGGACCTACAAGGTCTCTCTGACCATCTCCAACGATGACCCTCGCTGCCAGCAGATGATTGATGAAATCGTCGAGGCACACGAAGCGGACTATGCGGCCCGTCTGGAAGAATACGAAGCGAACCCGCCTAAGGTCGTCAAAGGTAAGAAACCTCTGAAGCCATACGTGGGCGACATGCCGTTCATCGACAACGAAGATGGCACAACTACGTTCAACTTCAAGTGCTACGGCAACTTCACCGATAAGAAGACTGGTGAAAACCGTCCGATTGAACTGAAGGTCGTGGACTCTCGTGGCAAGCGCATCAACGAAGTCCCTGCAATCTCCGGTGGTTCTGAGCTGAAGATTCGCTACAGCCTGTTCCCTTATGGCTGGTCTGCGGTGGCTGGTGCCTCTGTCAAGCTGCAACTGGAAGGCGTCATGCTGGTGAAACTGGTTGAGTTCGGTGGCGGTGATGACGATTGGGGCGATGAAGTGGTCGATGATGAAGACGGCTACATTGCATCCAACCAGAAACCACGCGAGCAGTCCCGTCAGGCTCCGTCCGACAACGACGATGAGCAGGAAGACGACGATGGTGATTTCTAATGGAACTCAAGGAGAAACTGAGGGCTTACTCTAAGGTTTCTCCTTCCGGTTGCTGGGAGTGGCAACGCTCCAAAGATAGCCGTGGTTATGGTAAATGTAACGTGGGAGGTGGCAAGTGGGAGAGAGCGCATAGGGTGTCCTATACCGTGTTCAAGGGTGATATACCTGATGGGTACGTTGTTAGACACACATGCGATAACACCAGTTGCTGCAACCCTGAACACCTAATCACGGGAACTATGGCAGATAACATGAGAGACTGCGTTGAGCGAGGGAGGAGACCACGAGGAGCTAAACATCATGCCGCAAAGCTGACCAATAGCGATGTTCTTTACATCATAACCTCAAATGCAACAGCTAAGGAATTATCCGAACGTTTCAGCGTAGTCACTCAGACTATCTACAGAATACGAAAGGATGGTGAGAAATGGCTGGATATGCAGGAAAAGGAATCCGAAAGGTCGGGGCGTACCGCTCAGGCTTAGAGGACAAAGTGTCCAAGCAACTGGAGTCCAAAGGTGTTAAGTTTGATTATGAACTGTGGAAGATTCCATATATCGTCCCTGCAAGTAATCACTCATATACACCTGACTTCCTGTTGCCTAACGGTATCTTCGTGGAAACGAAAGGTATCTTTGACTCGGATGACCGAAAGAAACATTTACTTATCCGCGAACAATACCCTGAGCTTGATATCCGTATCGTGTTCAGTTCGTCACGCTCCAAGTTGTACAAAGGGTCTAAGACCTCATACGGCGAGTGGGCAGAGAAGAACGGTATTAAGTTCGCTGACAAATTAATCCCCGTTGAATGGCTAAAGGAGGCAAAGAAACCAGTACCGTTCGACAAGTTAAAAGGAGTCAAGAAGAATGGCTAAAGTACAATTCAAACAGCGCACTGAGACAACCCTGCTCATCGTTCACTGCTCGGCTACCAAGCCCTCAATGAATTGGGGTCTTCGTGAAATCCGTCAGTCTCATAAGGAACGCGGGTTCCTCGACGTAGGGTATCACTTCATCATTCGCCGCGATGGTACTGTTGAAGATGGTCGTGAAGTGTCCGCTATCGGTGCTCACTGCGAAGGAAAAAACTACACCTCTGTGGGTGTCTGTCTGGTCGGTGGTGTCAATGATAAGATGCAGCCTGAAGCGAACTTTACGCCACAACAGATGGAGTCCCTGAAGACCCTACTGGCTGGCCTGAAGCGCGAGTATCCGCAAGCGTCGATTCATGGTCATCATGACTTCGCTGCGAAAGCCTGTCCGTCCTTTGACGTGCAGCGTTGGTTAAAGTCTGGTGAACTCGTTACGAGTGACCACGGATAATCCATGCAACTCACTTAGGGAGGACATACCGTCTTCCCTTAGTTCTCATAATTGATTAAGGAGTGTACAACATGAGCATTAAATCGAACTATGTGGCTATACAGGTTGCCGACCATATCCGTACCTTCGTCGGTAAACGTGCAATCATCGCTGGCGGTTGTGCTCGTGATGTGCATTTCGGTATCGAGCCGAAGGACTACGATATCATCCTGCCTCGGCTGGCTCACTACGATAACATCCGGGCCGCTCTTGATGCGCTCGATGTGTCTTACCGGGAGATGAACTTCTACCGTTACAACGAGGGTTCCGAAAGTGACCGCGTTGCGTACTGCTTTAAGTTCACCTATCAGGGTATCGACTTCGACCTGCTGGTGTATCTGATTGACGAGGCCGCTGAGGCCCCGGCTCACTTCGACTTCAACCTGAACCAGTTCATTCTGGATGCTGAAGGTCACGCTGAGTTCGTCGGTGAGTTCCATCCTGATGAGGGTCTCGTGGCTATCCGTGGTGACCACTCACCGAAACGTGAAGCATACGTGAAGGCGAAGTACCAGCAACTCTATGCGACTCACTAAGGGAGGTTAACCGTGGAACGAGAGAACGACAGTATCTTTCTGTATCACTTACCGTGCGAAAACTGCGGGTCGTCTGATGGGAACTCAATGTTCTCTGATGGTCACCAGTGGTGCTATGTTTGTGAAACATACGTCCACGGTAACGATGAGACCCGCGAGGTAGCCAGTAAGAGAACTTACAAGCGCACCGGGGAGGGAAGCAAGATGAGCAACGTGTGGAACTTTGGCGACTCCAATGGGCGATACTCAGCGTTAACCGCGAGGGGTATCTCTCTGGAGACAGCCAAGAAGTACGGCTACTGGATTGCGAAGGTGGACAACCAGATGTATCAAGTAGCCAACTATTACGACCAGTCAGGTAACTTGACGAGTCAGAAAGTCCGCGACAAAGACAAAGAGTTCCGAACCACTGGAGCACACAAGAGTGATGCCCTGTTCGGGAAGCAACTCTGGAATGGTGGCAAGAAGATTGTGGTGACCGAGGGCGAGATTGATTGCCTGACAGTCGCTGAGCTTCAGGGCTGCAAGTATCCGGTAGTGTCTATTGGTCACGGCGCTAAGGCGGCTAAGAAAACTCTCGCTGCCAACTATGAGTATTTCGACCAGTTCGATGAGATTATCCTGATGTTCGATATGGATGATGCAGGTCGAGCAGCGGTCGAGGAGTCCGCACCAGTCTTACCATCGGGCAAGGTTAAGGTGGCTGTGCTGCCAATGAAAGACGCCAACGAGTGTCACCTCAACGGGTTAGACAAAGCGGTGATGGACCAGATATGGAACGCCCAACCTTGGGTCCCTGATGGTGTTGTCTCTGCGATGAGTCTACGTGACCGCGTTAAGGAGGCAATGCACAAGGACCAAGTGAACGGCCTGATGTTCTCCGGGCAGGACCGACTCAACGAGATGACTTTAGGTGCTCGTGGTGGTGAGGTCATCATGGTGACTTCTGGCTCAGGCATGGGTAAGTCAACCTTCGTTCGTCAACAGATGTTGATGTGGGGCCGTGATGGTAACCGCGTTGGTATGGCGATGCTGGAGGAGGCCGTAGAGGAAACCATTCAGGACCTGATGGGTCTCGATAACGAGGTCCGTCTGCGTCAAGATAAGGAACTGAAAGACCTCATCCTGACCGATGGGCGCTTCGAGCAGTGGTACGATAAGCTGTTCGAAACCGATATGTTCCACCTGTATGATTCCTTTGCGGAGTCTCAGGAGGACCGACTGTTCGCTAAGCTGAGTTATATGGTTGACGGGCTGGGCTGTAAGGTAATCTTACTGGACCACATCTCAATCGTTGTGTCTGGCATGGAGGATAACTCCGACGAGCGCAAAACAATCGACCGACTGATGACCCGACTGAAATCCTTTGCGAAGACTAAAGGTGTTGTGGTTGTCGTAATCTGTCACCTTAAGAATCCAGAGAAGGGGAAAGCACATGAAGAAGGGCGTCCTGTTAGCATTACTGATTTACGTGGCAGTGGGGCTTTACGCCAACTATCAGATACCATTATTGCACTTGAGCGAAACCAGCAAGGTGATAATCCTAACCTTGTCCGGCTTAGGGTTCTTAAGTGTCGCTTTACTGGTGACACGGGTATTGCAGGCCACATGCGGTACGACAAAGAGACGGGCTGGCTTGTCTCGGCTCCAGACCCTGAAGGAGAAGGAGCAGGCGATTGGGAGGGCCATACGGAGGAAGGAGGGAACTCTGACTTCTGAGGACTTAGCCCATTACAAAGACTTTCTTAAAGAAAAACATTATCGTTAACATAAGGAGAACACATCATGTTTAAACTCGTAAAAGCGTTGGGTCGTCTGGTAGCAAAACTGTATGCTCGTGAAGCACGTCTGAAGGTAGCCGAAGCGAAGGCCCTGAAGAAACTGTCAGTGGAAACTGAGCAGGCTGCTGTCAAGCTGCGTGAGAAGGCTGAGCAGTTCGAGGCCAAATCAGGTGAGCTGGTCAACGAGGCTTCTCGTATCGCTACCCAAGCAACCGCTGTGGGTAAATTCTTTGAGTAATCATTGAGTTAATGTCAAGGTCATCTCCGGGTGGCCTTCATCATTAATTCAAGCAACTCACTATTGGAGGCACATCATGCGTACCGTAAAAGAGATTAATGTTGACATTAAGAAACTTAAGGCTGAGCTGAAGCTGGTCCGCGCGGCAGAACTCAAAGACAAGCTGCATAAAGCTGAACTCCTGCTCAACGAGAAGGGTCTGGTATGGAACGGAAACTTTTGGGTCCACGATAAGAAGACCCAAGTAGAAGACAAGCCATTACCTAAGCCTCGCCAGTTTGTCGTCCTTGGAGGCCGGATTTATCTGGTACAAGAGAGCGATGGATTCTCAGTGCTCGCACGTCGAGTGACCTCGGTTGGTTCTATGGGCGTTGTAGTGTCACCTCAGCTGGTGAAGATAGAAATTACCCGTGATGTTCGCTTCGTTGATGAGCAGTACGTGCGGACCCTGTTCGCTTAATTTAATCCATAAAGGAGGACAGTATGTTACTTTCCGATATCGAAGCCAATGGCCTCTTAGAGACCGTTGATAAGTTCCACTGTGCGGTGACCAACGACTACATTTCGGATGAGTACATTCGTTACCGTCCGGGTGATTTCGTGCAGTACCTTGAAGCACTGGAAGCTGAAGTAGCGAGAGGTGGTATGCTGGTCTTCCATAACGGGACCAAGTATGACCTTCCAGCACTGGACAAACTCTCTCGTATCCATCGCGGTAAACCTTTCGTGGTTCCGTGGTATCAGGTAGTTGATACTCTGGTTCTCTCCCGTCTCATCTTCAGTAACGTGAAGGATACCGATGTGGGCCTATTAAAATCCGGGAAGTTACCCGGTGCTCGCTTCGGTTCTCACGCTCTGGAAGCATGGGGTTATCGCTTAGGCGAAATGAAAGGTGAGTACCTGACGTTGTTCAAAGAGCAACTTGAGGCTGAGGGCGAACAGTACACGCCGGGTCTCGAATGGGTTAGCTTCAACGAAATCATGATGGACTATAACGTCCAAGACGTTGTGGTAACCAAGGCTCTCTTTGAGCACATGATGCGTCAGGTTCACTACTTTCCCGGAGAGGACCAGAGTGGGGAGCTGGAGTACCAACGATTCTGGAAGGGCGCTTTATGGGCTGTTCGTCTGGAGCATGAGGCTGCGTGGATTCTCGCTAAGATGGAGCGCAATGGTTACCCGGTAAATGCGACCATGATGCAGGACTTGTACTCGACGTTGGCTGGTCGCCGTGGTGAACTGCTGGTTGAACTGGTAGACACTTTCGGTAGCTGGTATCAGCCAAAGGGAGGCACTGAGCCTTTCCGCCATCCCCGCACTGGTAAGCCTCTACACAATTATCCGAAGGTTAAGTACCCGAAGACTGGCTCTGTCTATCTAAAAGACGGTAAGACGCTGGCTAAGGGTGAGACCATGCAGGATGCTCCGTGGACCCCGATTGAATATGTGACGTTCAACCCATCATCTCGTGACCACATCCAGAAGAAGTTGCAAGAGGCTGGCTGGGTGCCAACTGAGTTCACCCCAAGTGGTGCACCAAAGGTTGACGATGAGGTGTTGGAGCATGTTCACTTATCGGACCCGAAGGCTCAGGCGTGTATCGACCTTATCAAAGAGTACCTGATGATTCAGAAGCGAATCGGACAGGTGGCTGAGGGTGATAACGCATGGCTCCGAATGATTGCTCCTGATGGTCGTATCCACGGTTCAATCAACCCGAATGGTGCGGTGACTGGACGAGCGACTCACAGCTTCCCTAACATCGGTCAGGTCCCCGCTGGACGTGCAACCTATGGTAAGGAGTGTCGCTCCTCGTTCGGTGCTGAGCACAACCAGAGAGACGGTAAGCCGGACCCTTGGATTCAGGTGGGTGTGGATGCGAGCGGCTTAGAGTTACGCTGCTTGGGCCACTTCATGAGTCCATACGACAACGGTGAATACTGTGATGTTATCCTGAATGGTGACATTCACACGAAGAACCAAGAGGCTGCTGGTCTGCCTACCCGTGATAACGCTAAGACGTTCATCTACGGGTTCCTGTATGGTGCAGGTGCTGCGAAGATTGGGCAGATTGTCAACGGTACTGCTGAGGACGGTAAGCGGCTCATCAAGTCGTTCCTTGAGCAGACACCAGCAATCGCTAATCTCCGTGAGGCTATCCAATCGACTCTCATCAAGGACTCTCGCTGGGTCGGTGGTGAGCAGAAAGTGACGTGGAAACGCCGCTGGATTCGTGGTCTGGATGGCCGTAAGGTGCACGTCCGTAGTCCTCATGCTGCGCTGAACACATTGTTACAGTCCGCTGGTGCTCTTATTTGTAAGGCATGGGTAGTGGAGCTTGTCAACCGCTGCGAGGCTGAAGGCTTCGTTCACGGATGGGATGGTGACTTTGCGTTGATGGCATGGGTGCACGATGAGGTGCAGGTAGCGTGTCGTAATGAGGTCATTGCGAAACGTGTAATTGAAATCTGTCAAGAGGCAATGCGAGCAGTAGGCGATATGTTCAACTTCCGTTGTGTGTTAGACACCGAAGGGAAGATGGGCGGCAACTGGTACGATTGTCACTAATAAGGAGGGCCACATGGCTATCACTCAGAAACATAAAGTAGAGTTCATGGTAACCGCAGTGTTACCTTCAGACGTCGAGCAGGAACTCGCTCAGGACCTCGTTAAGCTGGCTAAGGCTGTGATGAATGGCGAGACCCACTTCAAGGGTCATCCCATTGACGGTCGCCAGAAGCACATGCTGACGGTGTTTGTCACTGAGGGCATGGAAGGTGTAGCTGCTTTCCTGATTCGTCAGGCGATGCGTGAGGCTATCAAGGAGATGCGCGAGGAGTACGCCGATGGTGATTGCTTCAAGTTCTCACCAGCAAGTGTACGGAAGGTGTCATAATGAGTGACTACCTGCGCGTACTGATGGCAATCAAGAGTTGCCCGAAGACCTTCCAAAGCAACTACGTCCGGGTTAACGCTGGGCTGGTCGCTGAAGCCGCAAGCCGGGGGCACATTTCGTGCCTCTCCGCGGATGGTCGTAACAACGGTGCTTGGGAGATTACCTCAAGCGGTACTACATTCCTGATGATTCACGGGGGTTGCGTATGAGCCTGAAAGGTTTAGTGGCATCTCGGTTAGAATGCAAAAAGTGTAGACAACATCCTATACTGGAAGGATATTCTGGTAGTTCATACTGGTGGTGTCTCAAGTGCAATAAGGAGGTGGAAGAATGAGCCATTATGATTGCAAGAAGTGCGGGGCGTATCCTACGTGTGATTGTGATAAACCCGCTAAGGTTGACCCTAAAGAACTCATTAAGGCCATCACGGAGTCTATGGTAGACAACCCGTGGTCTGATGAGCTTCCTGATGCGTTCACTGTGGTTGACAGCGGTGACTGGACGGATAGCCATAAGTCTGAGAGTAAGACCGATATCGTTCGACACGATGCGTCTGGTCTGTACTTCCAGATTGAGTTGTCCCGTACTGGTGACCACTGGCAGGGTTACGAAACTGAGTTCGTTGATGTGGCCCACGTTGAGCCATACCAGAAAACTATCACTGCGTACCGCGTAGTTAAGGCAGGTGCTTAATGTCTAAACCATTGAGCCTGCTACAGTTTCAGGAGATGCAGGACCTGAATGAACTCCGCAAGGGTATCCTCGTGATGGACGGTGACTGGCTGGTATTCCAAGCTATGGCCGCTTCCGAAGTGGAGACCGATTGGGGCGACGATATGTGGACTCTGGAGTGCGACCATGCTAAAGCGTGGAGCATTCTGTGTGATTCCATCAAGTCCTATGCGGGCCGCAAGAAGGCTTGGCTGGGCGCTCCTATCGTGCTGGCGTTCACCCATGATGACAACTGGCGTAAGGGCGTCTTACCGACCTATAAGGACAACCGTAAGAAGACCCGTAAGCCTGTTGGTTACCGTACATTCCTTGAGCGTGTGTGGTCCAATGAGGACTGGTTCAGTATCCGTGAGGACCGCCTTGAGGGCGATGACGTGATGGGTATCATTGGGTCTGACCCTGCGCTGTTCGGCTACAAGAAGGCCGTGCTGGTCTCCTGTGACAAGGACTTTAAGACCATCCCTCACTGTGATTTCCTGTGGTGCACTACCGGGAACATCCTGAGCCACTCACTGGCTGAGGCTGACTACTGGCACACCTTCCAGATGATTAAAGGAGATATCACTGATGGTTATACTGGCATTGGTGGCTGGGGCGATACTGCTGCTGAATACCTTGAGAATCCCTTTAAGTTTGTCCTGACTCAGAAAGAGCTGAAGTCCGGTAAGAACAAAGGGTCTATCGTGGAGCAGTGGGTCAAAGAGCCTCTGGCTGATACCGACACCCTGTGGGATGGCATTGTGTCCCTCGGTGCGAAGGCCGGTATGTCGCCTGAAGACATTATCGTTCAGGGCCAAGTAGCTCGCATCCTTCGTGCCTCTGAGTACGATTGGCACAACAAGGAGATTACATTGTGGGAACCCTTACACTCGCCTTCGCTGTGTGTCTCTGCGTGATTTCATTGGGAGCAGTCTGTTACGGGCTGTTCTCTTTGATTGACATGGAGTATAAGTACCACCAGCGTAATAACCAGAAGTAATAACTCATGGCCCTTACCCATGCGACTCACTATTGGGAGCCTATAGGGGCCATTATGATATTACTTAAAGATTCACTCTAAGAGAGGAGAACATTATCATGTTAAAATCACTACGCAATATCGTAGAGAACCCTGATGAAGTCCCACGTATTCCTGTAGGTGTCGCTGAGTGGATTCAAGCCCAACTCAATGGCGGCTACCTGATGCAAATCGGTGTCATCTCACGTCTGAAAGCTGAGGGTTACTCAGAGGCATTCCTTGCGGGGTTCCTCGCGGGTGCTCAATATGGCTGTCAGATTATTGATGATGCCGATTTTGTCTTGCAGGAGCAGAAGCTGGCTAATCAGCCTTAACTCAAGCAGGAGGTGTCTATGTGCTTTAGCGCAAAGGTGAAGACCCCAAAGGTTGACACCAACACTATCAAGGCTCCAGACCCCGCGCCTCTGACTGAGGCTCCTTCAGGTGTTGCTTTCGGTGAGACCGATACGACTGACGATGGAACAAGTTCAGAGGTGTCCGGGCTGTCGAGCCTGAAGAACTCCAATGATACCACTGGTGACAAGAAGAACACCACGAGTGGCACTGTTGGAACAGCAACCAATACTGACGCCAAGAAAACTACAGGTACGAAGTCAAGTATCCGTAAGTCAATCTTTGGTAAGCGGTAATCCCGTTCATTAACATAAGGAGAACACCACATGGGTTTCTTTAAGAAAATCAAGAAGGCGGTAAGCAAGGTCGTCAAGCAGGCCACGAAGGCCCCTGAGAATCTGGTCAAAGGTGCTGCGGCCCTCGCTACAGGTCAGGGTGGTGAGACCACTGTGATTGAGAAGGAGAATCCGGCAACTCAGGTAGCCGCTCCAGCGCCAGCGACTCAGGTCGAGACTCCGACAGTGGAGACCGATGATGAGAACACCAGCGATACCGAGAGCGACAAAAAGAAAGCACGAGCAGGCGGTAAGAAATCACTGAGCATTGCTCGCAGTTCTGGTAACGGCATCAACATTTAAGGAGGTCTGAATGGCTACTTCAAAGGCACGTACAGGCTTCGCTGAGAATGGCGCTAAGTCCGTGTACGATACGCTGAAGACCGACAGGCAATCCTATGAGACACGAGCGGAGGACTGTGCTAAATACACGATTCCATCATTGTTCCCAAAGGACTCTGATAACTCCTCAACCAACTACACCACCCCGTGGCAAGCAGTGGGTGCTCGTGGTCTGAACAATCTGGCCTCAAAGCTGATGCTGGCTCTGTTCCCGATGCAGACTTGGATGAGACTAAACATCTCTGAGTTCCAAGCGAAGCAACTCGTGGCAGACCCGGACCAGTTGGCTCAGGTCGATGAGTCTCTGTCGATGGTCGAGCGTATCCTGATGAACTACATCGAATCCAACAGCTACCGTGTGACTCTCTTTGAGGCGCTCAAGCAGTTGGTCGTAGCGGGTAACGCATTGCTATACATCCCGGAGCCTGAAGGTACATACAACCCCATGAAGTTGTACCGACTGAGTTCCTACGTGGTGCAGCGTGATGCCTACGATAACATCCTACAGATGGTGACTCTGGACCGCGTAGCCTATGCTGCTCTGCCGGAGGACGTTAAGAACTCTTTGGGTTCTGACGGTGAACACCAGCCGGACGATGTGATTGAAGTGTACACGCATATTTATCTTGACGATGAGACTGGTGATTACCTCAAGTACGAGGAGATTGATGGTGTCGAAGTTGATGGAACTGATGGTTCTTACCCCGCTGGCGCTGTCCCGTGGATTCCCATCCGTATGGTTCGTATCAATGGCGAGAACTATGGTCGCTCGTATTGTGAGGAGTATCTCGGTGACTTAAAGTCCCTTGAGAATCTTCAGGAAGCAATCATCAAAATGTCAATGATTTCCGCTAAGGTTATCGGCTTGGTTAACCCCGCTGGTATCACTCAGGTTCGCCGTCTGACCAAAGCACAAACAGGTGACTTTGTGACTGGACGTAAGCAGGACATTGAGTTCCTTCAGTTGGAGAAGACCGCTGACTTCACTGTGGCGAAAGCCGTTAGTGAACAGATTGAATCCCGACTGTCCTTTGCCTTTATGTTGAACTCTGCTGTGCAGCGTACAGGTGAACGTGTGACCGCTGAGGAGATTCGCTATGTGGCCTCTGAGCTTGAAGATACCCTCGGTGGTGTCTACTCAATCTTAAGCCAAGAGCTGCAACTCCCGATTGTCAACGTGCTCCTGAAGCAACTACAGGCAACCAACCAGATTCCAGAGTTACCGAAAGAGGCTGTTGAGCCGACGGTCTCCACTGGTCTCGAAGCGTTGGGCCGTGGTCAGGACCTGTCGAAACTGCAAGACTTCATTGCGGCTCTCGGTAATATGGCCCCACTGGCTGAGGACCCGGATATCAATATGACTACCCTCAAGCTGCGCTTAGCGAACGCTATCGGTATCGACACTTCCGGTATCCTGTTAACTCAGGAACAGAAGCAAGCTATCATGGCTCAGCAAGCGGCCAACACTGGTATGCAGAACGCTGCGGCCTCTGCTGGTGCTGGTGCTGGTGCTCTCGCTACGTCCTCTCCAGAGATGATGCAAGCGGCGGCTCAGACGATGCAGCAGGGTCAGTAATCCATGCGACTCACTAATGGGAATACAACCGGATTGAATGAGGTCCGGTCTTAAGGTTCGAGTCCTTATGTGTTCCCTTAGTTTTCACTTTAAGAGGAGATTATTCTCATGAGCGATATTTACGCTGAATTTGGTGTTAACAATGCTGTTATCTCAAGTGACAACATTGAAGAACACGAGCAGGCTATGCTTGCGAAACCGATTGAAGTCCGTGATGGTGATGACCGTATCGAGGCTGTAGAGTCCGATGAGTCCACTGTTGATGAGACTGAAGGCGAAGCCCAAGAAGTTGAACTGAGCGAATCCGATGAGTCGGACGAATCAGGTGAGACTGAAGGTGAAGCCGCCCCGTTCCAGCCTGTGGGTGAACCAAGCGAAGAACTGGTCCAGTCCTCTGAGCGCATCGCTGAGCATGAAGGCGCATTCACTGACATGGTTGACACCGCGATTGAACGTGGCCTGTCCGCTGAGTCTGTGGCCCGCATCCAGCAGGAGTATGCTGAAGATGGTCTCACTGAGAAATCTTATCAGGAGCTGGCTGCTGCCGGTTACAGTAAGAACTTCGTGGACTCCTACCTGCGTGGTCAGGAAGCACTGGTTGAACAGTATGTCGCTGGTGTGATTGCCTTTGCTGGTGGTCAACAGAACTTCGATGCACTGTACACTCACCTTCAGACCAACTCGCCAGACTCTGCTGAGGCTCTCGTAGCTGCAATGGAGAACCGTGACCTGAAGACCGTGAAGGCTATCATCAATCTGGCTGCGGGTTCCCGTAGTAAGACTTTTGGTAAACCTGCTGCTCGTTCAGTGACTAAGCGTGGCATCCCTGCTGCGGCTGTCGCTGTGAAGACTGAAGGTTTCTCCTCAAGTGCTCAGATGATTAAAGCCATGAGCGACCCGCGTTATGCGACTGACGCTGAGTATCGTCGTAGTGTGGAACAGAAAGTGGCTGCGTCCAGCTTCTAATTCCATGCGACTCACTATTGGGAGAGACTATGAGTTCTCCCTTTAGAGTTACAATCAGATGTAAAGTTTGGTTTCAAGGATTACTCTAATTTATTTCATATCAATCAATAGAAGGAGATTTAACATGGCGAATACTACTGGTCAGAAAATCGGTACTAACCAAGGTAAAGGTCAGTCTACCGCTGACAATCTGGCGCTGTTCCTGAAGGTGTTCGGTGGCGAAGTGCTGACCGCATTCGTTCGTCGTTCTGTTACTATGGACAAACACATGGTCCGTACCATTCAGAATGGTAAGTCCGCTCAGTTCCCTGTGATGGGTCGTACCAAAGCTGCTTACCTGAAGGCTGGTGAGTCTCTGGATGACAAACGCAAAGATATCAAACACTCTGAGAAGGTAATCACCATTGATGGCCTGCTGACCTCAGACGTGCTGATTTTCGATATCGAAGACGCAATGAACCACTATGACGTGCGCTCTGAGTATTCTGCTCAGCTGGGTGAATCTCTGGCGATTGCGGCTGACGGTGCGGTACTGGCTGAGATGGCTGCTCTGTGTAACCTGCCTGCTGCCTCTAACGAGAACATTCAGGGCCTCGGCACTGCAAGCGTTCTGTCTATCGGTGCGAAGGCTGACCTGTCTGACCAAGCTGCGCTGGGCGTTGCTATCATCAAGGGTCTGACTACTGCTCGTGCTAAGCTGACCGCTAACTACGTTCCTGCTGGCGACCGTGTGTTCTACACCACTCCAGAGAATTACTCTGCGATTCTGGCTGCTCTGATGCCTAACGCTGCAAACTATCAGGCACTGATTGACCCTGAGAACGGTTCTATCCGTAACGTCATGGGCTTCCAAGTGTTCGAAGTTCCTCACCTGACTGTAGGTGGTGCTGGCGATGACCGCGCTGATGAGACCGCTAACCAGAAACACGCATTCCCTGCTACCGCTACTGGCGATACCAAGGTTGCTCTGGATAACGTTGTCGGCCTGTTCAACCACCGCTCTGCCGTTGGTACTGTTAAGCTGAAAGATATGGCGCTGGAGCGTGCTCGTCGTGCTGAATATCAGGCTGACCAGATTATCGGTAAGTACGCGATGGGTCACGGTGGTCTGCGTCCAGAAGCTGCGGGTGCTCTCGTTTTCACCTCGGCCTCAGCGTAAATACCTTTAGTGCTCGGACGGTAACTCCGTCTGAGTATGAGGTGCAGACTGTAGCTATTGATGGTGATTCACTTAAGGTGACACTTGATGGTCTGGAGGATGTGACTGACTGGTCAACCCTTGAGGTATCTTATGGTACTTCAGGAGTTGCCAGCAACACTCGCCGGACCAACACGCTGTACTTCAAAGGAATCGCTGTAGGCGAAACTCTGGTGACTGTCAGCCTTGACGGGTCTGTAATCAAGACCTTTAAGCTGGTCGTAACCGAATAAACTAAATGAAACCCTTGGGGTCCTTAACGGGATTCTGAGGGTTTTTTTTCGACCCACTTAAGGAGGTGCTAAATGCGCTCTTACGAAACTACGCTGGAGACCAGTGAGGAACTCGAAGGTGTCAACGAGGTGTTGGCTTCTATCGGTGAACCACCAGTCTCCACATTGGAGGGTGATGCTAACGCTGATGTGGCGAATGCTCGTCGTATCCTCAATACGGTAAACCGCCAGATTCAGTCGAAGGGCTGGACGTACAACATTGAGGAACTCGACTTGGTTCCTGATGTGTTCTCAAAGTTAATCCCGTACATGAGTGATTATTTGCGTGTCTTCAATGACTCCGGTGCGACTCAGTACATCAACCGTGGTGGTTATCTCTACGATACCACTAACAAGACAGACCAGTTCACATCATCCGTGACTGTCTCCATTATCCGCCTGAAGGAGTTCAACGAGATGCCTGAGTGTTTCCGCTCTTACATCATCGCCAAGGCTTCCCGTCAGTTCAACATGCAGTTCTTCGGTGCCACTGAGATTGATGCGTTCCTTCAGGAGCGTGAGCTTGAGTGCTGGCGAGATGTGCAGACCTATGAACTCGACTATGGTAACTTCAACATGCTGGATGGTGACTCCTTCGTTGGTGGTCTGTTGTCTCGTTAATGCTTACATAAGGAGGTCCTTGTGGCTCTTATTTCTCAAACAGTTAAAAACCTGAAAGGCGGTATTAGCCAACAGCCCAATATCTTACGTTACCCTGAGCAGGCCGAAGCGCAAATCAATGCGTTCTCCTCTGAGACTGAAGGTCTCCAGAAGCGGTCTCCTACAGTGTTCACTAAGATTATTGCTGCGGCTGGGGCCTTCGGGAGCAAACCTCTGGTGCACATCATCAACCGCGATACCGTCGAGCAGTATCAGGTGGTGTTCACCGGGACAGGCGTTCGTGTGTTCGGTCTGGATGGCAAGGAGTATTCTGTAACTGGTGACATGCAGTACGTACAGGTGGCTGACCCTCAGAAGATGCTGCGCTGTGTCACTGTGGCTGACTATACGTTCATCGTTAATAGAACATGGACGGTGCAGGCTAATGGCACAACGACAGACCCCGGATTCAGGACTGATGGTGACTGTATCATCAACGTCCGTGGCGGTCAGTTCGGGCGAACCCTTAAGATTCACATCAATGGAGGCACACAGGCCACCTTGACGTTACCTGATGGTTCAAACGCCAACCAGACTCCGCAGACGGATGCTCAGTACATCGCTGAACAACTGGCGGCACAGCTTGTCACTAACTTACACCCTTCGGGTTGGAACTTTGCGGTCGGTCCGGGGTACATCCATATCGTGGCCCCTGCCAATGACAACATCCGTACAGTGACCACTGAGGATGGCTATGCGAACCAGTTGATTAACGCCGTGACCCATGAGGCTCAGAGTTTCACTAAGTTGCCTATCGAGGCTCCTAATGGTTACAAGGTGAAAATCTCATCCACCAGCAACGGGACAAGCGATAAGTATTACGTCCAGTATGACGCTTTGAACAAGGTCTGGCGTGAGACTGTAGGCTGGGGAGTTAAGCTGGGACTCGATGCCCGTACCATGCCTTGGGCCTTAGTGCGTCAGGCGAACGGTTCCTTCCAGATGACTCAGTTGGGATATGCTAACCGCACCTGTGGTGATGATGATACCAACCCAATGCCATCCCTCGTGGGCCAGACGATTAACGATGTGTTCTTCTTCAGGAACCGTTTAGGTTTCCTCAGTGGAGAGAACATTGTGATGAGCCGTACCGCTAAATACTTCAACTTCTTCCCGCCTTCAGTGGCGAACCTGAGTGATGATGACCCGATTGATGTGGCTGTATCACACAACCGAATCTCCATCCTGAAGTATGCCGTACCGTTCTCTGAGCAGTTACTCCTGTGGTCTGACCAAGCGCAGTTCGTTCTGTCATCTTCAGGTGTCCTGACTCCGAAGTCTATCCAGTTGGACCTGACTACTGAGTTCGATGTGGATGACACGGCTCGTCCTTACGGTGTTGGTCGTGGTGTCTACTTCGCGGCTCCTCGTGCCTCGTTCACGTCCGTCAAGCGTTACTATGCGGTACAGGATGTGAGTGACGTCAAGGACGCTGAGGATATCTCTGCTCACGTTCCGAGCTACATCCCGAACGGTGTGTTCAGTATCCACGGGTCTGGCACTGAGAACTTCGCGTGTGTGCTCACAACTGGCGCTCCTAACAAGCTGTTCATGTACAAATACCTGTACCTTGAAGGCGAGCTGAAGCAACAGGCGTGGTCTCATTGGGAGTTCTCAGAGGGAACCAAGATTCGAGCGGCTCAGTGTATCGGCTCCACGATGTATCTGATTCTGGAGAACGACCAGATTTTCATGGCCCGTATCCACTTTACGAAGAACACTGTGGACTTCTCTGATGAGCCTTACCGTATCTATATGGACCGTAAGATTCGATACGTGATTCCAGCTGGGACCTACAACGATGACACCTATCAGACGACCTTCAACCTCTCCAATGTGTACGGTGGGTTAGGCTTCTGGAAGGACAAGGTGTCCTGTGTGTTCCTTGATGGTCAGGTAGAGGAGTTCACTCCACCGAACGGTGTATCGTGGGAAGGTAACCAACCGATTATCAGACTCAACGGTAACCGTGAGGGTGAGACAGTGTTCCTCGGTGCGAACTACGAGTTCTACTACGAGTTCTCCAAGTTCCTCATCAAGAAGACTGCGGAGGATGGCTCAACGGCTACTGAGGATATCGGTCGGTTGCAGCTTCGTCGTGCATGGGTCAACTATGAGGACTCTGGTGCGTTCCTTATCCAAGTGGAGAATACCTCTCGACTCTTTGAGTACATGATGGCTGGTGGTCGCTTAGGCTCCGACAGTCTCCGTGTGGGTTACCTCAACGTGGGTACAGGACAGTTCCGATTCCCTGTAGTGGGCAACGCTCAGCTAAACGTAGTGCGCCTCATCTCAGACAACACGACCCCCCTCAACGTGATTGGTTGTGGCTGGGAGGGTAACTACAACCGCCGCTCAAGCGGTATCTAACTAATAACCCTATGACTTTCCATGTGACTCACTATTGGGAGGCATAGGGTATTTACTTTATGTCAATACTTTAAGAGGAGAACAGCAATGATTATTCGACAGACCATGCCGATTGATGTTGAAAACTTTCTGCCTCATGAAGATGACCTTGCAGAAGCAATCGCCGCTGGCGTTAACTGGAAGGAAAACTTAATGGGCGCGTTAGGGGAACATACAGTCTCTCTTGTGCATAACGGATGGGTAGTGGCTATTGGTGGAAACCAAGGAGACCAGTGCTGGTTCGTGACCGATAGGTGCATCCGCTATTTAACGAATGGTGACAAGCGAGACTTCCGCAAGGCTATCTTAGATTACCGCAACAAGGTACTCAAAGAATACCCGGTGCTCTGGAATTACGTGTGGGTCGGAAACCATAACCACATTAGGTTCATGGAGTCCATCGGCGCTACCTTCCATCAAGAGTTCACGGAGTCGCCCCGTACAGGTGAGCGGTTCCAGTTATTCACAATCACAAAATAGGAGGTAGTTATGTGCTGGATGGTTGCTATCCCAATCGCTATGGCTGCGATGCAGGGCGCATCAAGTAACATGCAGGGCAACGCTGCTACAGCCGCCAATAACGATATGCTTCGTCAGCAGGCAATCCAACAGGTCAAGCAGATGAACTACACAGATGCTAACCTGAAGATGCAACAGGCAGATGAGGCTGATGACCTGCGTATGCAGAAGACTCAGAACAACATGCAGCAGATTCGCAACATGGGAACCCTCGTGGCTGCTATTGGTGAATCGGGCATGGAAGGTAACACAATGAAGCGACTACAACGTGTGACTGAAGGTGACTACGTGCGGGAGGCTCAGGGTCTTAACGACAACTATGAGCGCGACTATGCGAAAATCTTTGGTGACCGTGTGTCCAACGTTGAGAACACCAAGAACACGATTACCAACTTGCAGAAGCAGGAAGGCCGCGTTAAGGGTGTGTTCGAGCAAGTCATTGACCCGCTGGGTCTCGGTATTGGTAAACTGTATGACCTGACCGATATCGGCGGCAAGAAACTTTACGGCGATAAGGTTAAGTCCAAAGTAGCTGGCGACTCTAAGAAAGCTGGTGGAAACTAAAGGAGGTCTAAATGGCTAACAGTATTGAAGGTGCTTTAGGTGCCAATCAGGTTCAGGGAGTTAGTCGCCTTCGTGGTGGCGCTTCCATTACCTATCAGCCCGTACAGGTGGCTGCGGACAACTCTAAGGTGAACAAGCTGGCTCAGTGGTCGCAGAACATGCAGACCCTCGCTAAGATTGGTGAAAGTGCTTACATGAAGTATGACGCCAATCAGAAGCAGAAGGCCGATGAACGCTCCAACGAGATTATCCGTAAGTTCACCCCGGAGCAGCGCCGTCAGGCTATCAAAGATGGGACCCTGCTGTATAAGGATGACCCGTATGCGATGCAGGCGCTCAAAGAGAAGACTGGCCGTAACGCTGCGTTCCTCATTGATGACGATGTGTCTCAGAAGATTCAACAGGGACACTTCCGTACTCGTCAGGAAATGGAGACCTACCGTCAGGAGCAGTTGACCAAAGGTTCCAAAGAGTACGCTGAGGAGTTCGGCATTGATGAGGCCGATGAGTTCTTCCAGAAGGGCTTCAACTCGGATATCACCCAACGTAACATCTCGCTGTATGGTGCACATGACAACTTCATGAGCGAACGGTACAAGCAGGGTAACACGGTGCAATCCAAGGTCGAACTGGACAGTATCTTATCTGACCCGTCAGTCCTTCGTAATGAACACGCTGGGGCAATGTTCAATGGGTACATCCAGACCAACCTTAAGTCTGGTGCAATCTACTCTGATGACCAAGCCAATACGGTAATCCGACAGTCACTCGGTGATGTGGTGAACCGTGAAGGTGGTCGTGCATTCCTTGACAGCCTTGAGAATCAGAAGGTGACTCTTAATGGGACCACTTCGACTTACCGTCAGTTAATCGGTGATGATGCGTGGACCAACCTTCAGACCAAGGCGAGCCAGAGTGAGTACCAACTGAATGCGAAACGCTCAGAGAATCTTCAGGTGTCTATCGGTGAGGCCATCAATCAGGATGACCCGGCGAAGGGCATGGAGATGCTTCAGGCGCTCAAGGCTGAGAACAACAAGTATCAGGTAGGGGACGAAATGACTCCTCAGCGCCAGATGCTCATTCAGGCTGAGACTCAGTTGCAGGACCGTGTTCGTCAGGACACTCAACAGCGCAACAAGCAGTTGGTTAAGGCGGCTCAGGACGACAACAAGTATCTCATCATGGACCAGCAGTTCAGTAAGCGCCTCGGTGGTGCATACGTCCCGACTGACTATAAGAACATGCCAGCAAACGATGCTACTGGTGAATGGTCTTATCAGGATGCGGTTAACTATGCCAACAAGAAGATTACGCAGATTGACCAGATGAACATCCCTGATGAGCAGAAAGACCGGATGAAGATGCAGTATCTCCGGGCTGACGCTGACAACGGTCCTTTCCGTCAAATCTTCGGGACTCAGGTTGCTGACGCTCAGAAGGAGTGGGGTGCCGCTGTGATTAATGGCTCACTGCCAACACAGGGAACACCTGCCCTCGATAGTCTTCGCCGTGTGATGAAAGCGGACCCGTCTCTGGTTGCCTCGTTGTACCCGGAGCAGGCTGACCTGTTCAACACGATGGATATGATGGATAACATGGGTGTGTCTCCTCAAGTCATCATTGATGCGGACCGTCAGGCTCGTACTCAGACTAAGGACATGCGTTTCGAGTCCGATAAGAACTGGCAGGACCTGAAGAATAACTCTAAGGCTCCTGAGCTTTCACGCATCCCAACGTCACTTGATGGTGCTGCTCGTAAGATTTATGATTCAACGCTCATGCGTACTGGTAATCAGGACCTTGCTCAGCAGCAGACCACTAAGTTTCTGAAGGAGAACACTGTGACCTTCACGGCTGATGTGGATGGTGATGCTATCGGCGTTATCCCTCGCAACATGCTCACGGTGACTTCAGACCCGGATAGTTACAAACAGGGTCAGGAGATTATCGACCGGGCCGCTAAGCAAATCGCTCAGGCCAACCCTTGGATTACCAACAAGCAACTGACTGTGTACCAGCAGGGTAAGAGCATTTACCTCATGGATACTACTGGTCAGATTTCTGTGCGGTATGACCAAGATACGCTCCAGCGTGTGTATGCGGATGAGCAGCAACGTGCATCGCAGAAGGCGACCGATGAGGCGCTCAGGAAGGCCAATGAACGCGCTCCTATCTCTCAGGTAGGCAAAGCCCGTGAGGCCGCTGCCAAGCGTGTCCGTGCAAAACGTGCGTCAGTACCGAAGTTCATTTACGGACGGAAGGAAGACGAATAACCATTAACCACTAAGGAGGCTCCTCGTGGAAACTTATGATTCAAACAAACCGTCACAATATGATTCACTGATTCAGAAAGCAGCCGATGAGCATGGAGTCTCTTATGGTTACATGCGTAAGCTGCTCTGGAATGAGTCTCGCTTCAAGCCAGACGCTAAGTCACCAACAGGCCCGGTGGGAATCGGGCAGTTCACTGCTGCGACCGCTAAGTCTATGGGTCTGAATGTGGACCCGGCGAACGGTGTGGATGACCGTCTGGACCCCGCTAAGGCTATCCCGGCGACCGCTAAGTTGCTCGGTAGTCTCGTTCAGAAGTACAACGGAGATGAGCTTAAGGCTGCTCTGGCGTACAATCAGGGTGAAGGCCCTGCTGGTGCTACTCAGTTACAGGACTACGATAAAGGCGATTTCTCTCGCATCAACGCAGAGGGCGTTAAGTACATGCGCAACCTGCTGGATGTGGCTAAGAGTGACCGCAAAGCAGACCTTGAGAACTTCGGTGGCATTTCCCCAAAGGCTGACGGTCTCTCACTTGACGATATCACCCACGGTGTTGGGGCCGAACCTAAAGTCAAAGTGGGTGAGAACTTACCGGAGGCTGCAAGCGGCCTTAACATCAACGGTCAGGAGGTTGACGCTCCGGCTACACCCTTCGGTAAATCATATTGGGAGGCTCATGGAGAGACCCTTGATGATGCAGCAAGCAAGTCCACCTTCTTTGGGCTGGGAGATGCTTCAAAAGCTAACGTCGAGAACTCCACATTGGGAATGGCTGTTCGTGCCGCTCGTGTTGATAATAGCTTTGACGTGTTCAAGGATGTACTCACACCGACGAAATGGAACAGCCACACATGGACTCCAGAAGAACTCGATAAGATTCGCAACGAGGTGAAGAACCCGGCGTATATCAACGTGGTCACTGGTGGTTCCCCTGAGAATCTGGATGAGCTAATCAAGTTGGCTAACCAGAACGCTGAGACTGACGCTAAGGCTGCTCAGGCAGGTTTAGGCGCTCAGATTGCTGGTGGTGTGCTCGGTGCTGCGGTAGACCCGCTCTCCTATGTCCCGATGGCCGGTACTGCTCTGAAGGGTGCCAAGGTGGTAAACAAGGCAATGTCTATCGGTCTTCAGTCGGCTGCACTCAATGTGGCCTCTGAGGGAATCCGTACATCGGTAGCTGGTGGTGATGCTCACTTTGCTGAAGCTGCGGCTGGTGGGATGCTGTTCGGCTCCGGTATGAGTCTGGTTGCTGATGGAATCGGTAAGGCCCTTGGTCGTGACCCTTTCCGTGCGACCGCTGTTCGCCTTGAGGCTCGTGAGACTGCTCGTAACACCAATGGTGCTGACCTGTCCCGGATGCCAGTGGCTGACGGCACTGAGATGACCCATAGTGTTCAAGGAGTTCCCTTCGCGGAGTTAGCGAGTGAACCGGGAGCTGTCCGCATGGCTGATGGCTCTATCCTGAGTGCAACCAACCCGGCTAATCCTCGGTTACAAGCTGAGGCTGCTGAACTGGATGTGTTCAACGATAAGGCTGCGTATGGTATCAACCTCGGTGGGTTCTCTGAGTTGTCCACTAAGATTATGCGCTCAGAATCTCCTGAAGTGCGTGGCTTAGGGTATGACTTAGTGCGTCCGGTCACAGGTATGCAGGATGGCTCAAACGGTAAGTTCGGGACCACTGCGAGTGATATCCATGAGCGACTGAAGGCTACGGACACACGGTCTTACAACCAAGTGTTCGACGCTGTGAAGCAGGCAATGAAGGACCCTGAGTTCTCTACTGGTGCCACCATGAGTGATGCTGCTGCCCGCCAAGTCATCTACAAACGCGCTTCCCTTGCGATTGAGCGCCCTGAGTTACAGGCGAACCTGACCAAGAGTGAACGTAAAGTGATGGACCTGATGAAGCAGCACTTCGACGCTAAGCGTGAGATGATGGAGAACCCGGCGATGTTCGGTAACGAGAATGCTGTGAGCATTTTCCCTAACAGTCGCCACAAGGGAACTTACGTCCCTAACGTTTACTCTCGTGAAGCCAAGCAGTTGTATACTGAGGTCCTCGGAGGTCCTGAAGGGTTACAGGAAGCAATCAAGAAGTCATGGCTGACCAGCTACCTCTCTCGCCCTGAAGTTAAGGCACGAGTGGATGAGGCGCTGCTGGAGGCTGACCCGTCTCTGACCGACCCTGTTAAGTTACGTGCAGCGGTCGAGAAGTACGCCAACGATAAGGCATACGGTATCAGCCACACATCTGACTTCCATGCGTCCTCTGTTCTGGATGACAACGTGAACCTCGGTGAGGGTCTGGTGGGTCTGGAGAACAACAAGTTCCTTGAGGCTCGTAACCTGTTCGATAGCGATATGCCAATCACTCTGCCTGATGGAAATCAGTTCTCAGTGAATGACCTTCGTGACTTCGATATGCGGACCATCATGCCTTCGTATGACCGTCGAGTTAACGGTGACATTGCCATCATGGGTGGGACCGGGAAGACTACGGCTGAACTGAAAGAGCAAATCCTCGCTATGAAGAAGAAGGCCGACACCTCTGGTGATGGTACTATTCGTTCTGACGTAGATTCTCTGACAGATACCGTTAAGATTCTCACTGGCCGCTCTCGTCGTGAGCCTGATGGGAATTGGGGTACTGTGATGCGGGCTATGAATGACCTGAGCTTCTTCGCTAAGAACGCCTATATGGGCGCTCAGAACATCACTGAGGTTGCAGGACTGGTTGCTAACGGGAACGTCAGGACGATGCTTAAGGCAATCCCCGGACTGAACCGACTGGCGACCAAGCGTACCTCGCTGAGTCCGAAAGAACTCGGTGAGTTGCACACTCAGATGTTCGGTAAGGAAGTGGATGATATCATTCGCCCAACTCGTCAGGACCTCATTCAGAGACTGCGTGAGAACACCGATAGCCCTAACGCTGCTGGCGTAGTGGGAACCATCAAGTTCGGTACTCAGGAGCTGGCTGCTCGTTCCCCTTGGACGAAGATGCTGAATGGGACCACCAACTACCTGCTGGATGCTGGTCGTCAGGGAGTCCTCTCAGATGTTCTGGATGCGACCATGAAGGGTAAAACCTCACGGTTCGCTAAGGACAACTTGCTGAAGGCTTCGAGTATCTCCAAGGAGCAATGGGCTGGTGTGAAGGACCTGATTAACCAGTATGTGACTCGTGGTGAAGATGGGCGTTTGACTATCGCTGACAAGCAGGCTTTCAGTAATGACCCTCGTGCTATGACCCTCTGGCGTCTGGCTGACCGGGTGGCTGATGAGACCATGCTGCGTCCGCATAAGCTGAGCTTCCAAGATGCTAAGGCGTATGGCCCGTTCGTGCGTAACCTGATGCAGTTCAAGTCGTTCACCATCAAGTCACTGAATGGCCGCTTCCTGCGCTCGTTCTATCAGGCCACGAAGAACAACCGTGCGATTGACCAAGCGTTAACCGCTATGGTGTCTCTCGGTCTGGCCGCTGGTTACTACGTCAGTGCTGCACACCTCAAGGCTTCCTCTCTGCCGAAAGAGCAGCAGAAGGATTATCTGGACCGTTCACTCGACCCAAGCATGATTGCTTACGCTGCGTTCTCTCGTAGTTCACACGTAGGCGCTCCGCTGGGTATCGCTAACTTGTTCATGGCTCCGCTGGGCTTTGACCAAGCTAAGATGGTGCGTTCCTCAATCCTTCCTCAAGGTGAGCCTAACCAGAAGGACCCTCGCGGTATCTCTTACGCTGCCACCAGCAATCCCGTGCAGAACTTCACTAACGGTGTGCTGCAACAGGTCCCATCTTTCGGGTTCGCTGCCAATGCGTTCGGTACGGGCTACAATGCGTACCACGCTCTGACTGCACCTAACAAGATGACAGAGACGGACTTTATGACTGGTCTGTACAACACCAGCCGTGAGTTGGTCCCTAACGACCCGGTGACTCAGCAAATCATGTTGCACCTTGCCAACGAGAGCGGTATCCACCTCGACGGTAAGTGATGCGACTCACTATTGGGAGTACATTACGTGCTCCCTTTATTTCATTACTTAAGGAGGCTCAAATGGCGAATACCATTAAGACCGTTATGACTTACCCGCTGAATGGCTCTACTGTGGATTTCAATATTCCCTTTGAGTATCTGGCCCGTAAGTTCGTGACGATTACCCTGATTGGTACTGACCGTAAGGTACTGACGCTTAATCAGGATTACCGATTCTCTACGAAGACCACCATTACCTTAACGAAGGCATGGGGTCCTGCTGATGGTTACGACACCATTGAGGTTCGTCGTTATACCTCTGCGACCGACCGTCTGGTTGACTTTGCGGACGGTTCGATTCTACGTGCGTATGACCTCAACATCGCTCAGGTGCAGACACTCCACGTTGCTGAAGAAGCGCGAGACCTGACTGCTGACACTATCGGTGTGAACAACGATGGCAACCTTGATGCTCGTGGTCGTCGTATCGTGAACGTAGCGGATGCTGTGGATGATTATGATGCTATCAACCTGCACATGATGAAGACGTGGAACAACTCTGCGTTAATCTCTGCGAATGCTGCTGCTGCCTCTCAGGCCGCTGCCAAGACCTCGGAGAACAACTCGAAGACCTCGGAGAACAACTCGAAGACCTCTGAGAACAACTCGAAGACCTCTGAGAACAATGCGTACCAATGGGCGCAACGTGCAGAGGACTCTCCGGTGCAGGGTAGCGAGTTCTCCTCGTACCACTACTCACGTAAGGCCGCTAAGAGTGCTGCTGCTGCGAGTACCTCTGAAGGTAACGCTGCTGTATCTGAGCGTAACGCTAAGACCTCAGAGAACAACTCGAAGACCTCTGAGACCAATGCTGCTGCTTCTGCACAGACCGCTAAGGATGAGGCCGCGAAGCTTGGTAACATGAATGACCTTGCTGCTGCTATTGCCAGTGTTGATACGTCAAACAACCGTGTCACCTTCAAGGGCGATGTGGTTGCAGGCGGCGCTGTAGGGTTTGTGTATAACGGCTCAGTGGATTTGTCGTGGTACACAGCTGATGGTAAAACCCTTAAGTTCGGTAAGGGCACTAAGTACCCGCAGGCTTATCTGGATATCACAGCAGCCCAAATGGCGTATGTGTCAGATATCAGCAGCACTGTGTTCCGCATCCGGGATAACGTGTTTAGCCCTAACTTAGAGGCCAACTTTGGGTTTAATGGAACTCAGTTCGTACTGAACAAAACGTCATCGGTCACGTCTTTCTCACTCGGTGGTGTTCCTCTGTGGAACGTTGGTGAATACCGTGGATTGAACAATATGTCAACCCGTGGTGGTTTCGATGCTTACGCCACTACAGGAGCAATCGTGAACCAAGGTGCACCAACCTTATCCTCTAAACTTCGTGATGGAGGGGTGCCAAGTGGCAGGGTGCGAGCTAACTTTGACTTTTGGGCGCGCGGAGATTCTGAGGGTCAACGTCAGGGTGTAATCCGTGTCCACGGCGATGACATGAGCGGTGAACAGAACTGGCTTTTCAGGGGCGCTGGTAACTATGCAGGCCGCATCGAGGGTAGCGCTGGGCGTGTTGCTATTGACACGTCATCAGACCGTAAGCTGAAAGATATCAAGGGTGACTTAGATATGCAGGCCGCTTACGACCGCGTTAAGGCTATTCGAATGGTTGAGTACACATGGAATGACCATGAGTTCAACATTCAGCGAGGAGTCAGTCGCAGTGAAGTTCAGCGAGGAGTTATTGCTCAGGAGATGAATGACATTGATTCACATTATGTCACCTCATACGAGCAACAGCTTGGTGGCCTTAATGAGGGTCGTTCAGAGACCATCATGAACCTTAACGAGACTTCCATGCTGATGGATGCACTCGCTACGATTAAGGTACTCCAGTCTCGCCTTGAGGCTCTCGAATCCAAAGGATAACAATCAGCCAAGGATGGCCCACATAAGGAGGACACGTTATGTTGTCTATTGATTTCAATAATGAGATTATCAAAGCTGCTCCTATCGCGGGTACTGCTGCTGCGGATGGTGCGAGCCGTCTTATTTGGGGGCTGTCCCTCAACGAGTGGTTCTATGTGGCTGCGATTATCTATACCTTCGCTCAGACCTTCGCGCTGTTGTGGAGGACCATGAAGGGCCGTGACAAGAAGGAGGTTGCAAATGAGTGATAAGACTCTGATTAAACTGCTGGAGATGCTGGACACCAATATGGCTCAACAGATGCTACGGGACCTTCAGGATGAAGACCGCCGTACACCTCAGCTATACAACGCAATTGGTAAACTGCTTGAGCGTCATAAGTTCCAAATCTCTAAGCTGGTCCCCGATGAGAACATCCTCGGTGGTCTGGCAGGTGCGCTGGATGAGTACAAACAGCAAACCGATAGTAACGGTCTTACGGATGAGGACCTGTACCGTCACTGATAGATAAACTCAGAGGCCACTATATGTAGTGGCTTCGAGGATTGTCTAACACTACACGAGACAACGCTACGTGAAATCTGAGAAAACAGGAGGGCTACCATGCTCAACATTAAACGTACAGTTGCCGGGATTGCTCTCGCTGTTGCCACTCTGTGGGGAACCTACACGGTAGGCCATGTGATTGGCGTCAAAGATGAGCGACTCGCCCAACAGGAGGTAATAAAGAATGAGTACATCAAGAAAACAACCGCTGATATCCAACAGCATAATGCCGTACAGGCAGCCCTCGATTCCATTGCTAAGAAGCACTCCGATGAAATGGCTGAACTTGAAGGGAGCACTGATGGGATTGTTGCTTCTCTCAATGCTGATAACAAGCGGTTGCGCATCAAACTCAAAGCCGCAAGTGGAACACCCGGTGATAAACAGCAGTGTATCAGCACAGTTGATGGAAAAGCCGAACTTGACGAAGGAGATGCTAAGCGTCTTATCTCAATAGCTCAGAAGGGCGACAAGTGGATTGAGAACCTACAGGACACTGTGCGGGTTCTCCAAGGTAAACTCAAAGAGAAGGAGGCTAAGTAATGTCTAAGCAATCCCAAGAGGCCCGCAATGCCTTAATCGTTGCGCAACTCAAGGGTGACTTCGTGGCCTTCCTGTTCGTCTTATGGAAGGCTCTGAACTTACCACCACCGACCCGGTGCCAGATTGATATGGCTAAAGCCCTCTCCAGTGGCTCACAGCGCCGTTTCATCCTTCAGGCTTTCCGTGGTATCGGTAAATCGTTTATCACCTGTGCGTTCGTTGTGTGGAAGCTGTGGCAGAATCCTGACTTGAAGTTCATGATTGTCTCAGCCTCAAAGGAACGTGCGGATGCTAACTCCGTGTTCATCAAGAACATCATCGACCTGTTACCCTTCCTTCATGAGCTTAAGCCTCGTGCTGGACAGCGTGACTCGGTTATTAGTTTCGATGTTGGCCCTGCCAAGCCTGACCACTCACCTTCTGTGAAGTCTGTGGGTATCACTGGTCAGTTGACTGGTAGTCGTGCTGATATCCTCATCGCGGATGACGTAGAGGTCCCTAACAACTCTGCAACGCAGACTGCTCGTGACAAACTGTGGGAACTCGTCAAGGAGTTCGATGCAATCCTGAAACCTAACGGGACCATCATCTACCTTGGTACTCCTCAGTGTGAGATGACTCTGTACCGTGAACTTGAGAACCGTGGCTATCGTACCACTATCTGGCCTGCTCGTTATCCGAAGGACCAGAAGGACTACGAGACCTATGGCGAACGTCTGGCCCCTATGCTGGTCGAAGAACTTGAGGAGAACCCTGAGTTCCTCTACTGGACACCTACTGACCCTGTTCGATTCGATGATGAGGACTTGAGGGAACGTGAGTTGTCCTACGGCAAGGCTGGCTTTGCGTTACAGTTCATGCTGAACCCATCTCTGTCAGATGCTGAGAAATATCCTCTGCGTCTCCGTGATGCGATTACCATTGCGTGTGACAGTGAGAAGGCTCCTCTGAGCTACCAGTGGCTCCCTAACGCTTCCAATGAGAATGAGACCCTACCCAATGTGGGACTCAAAGGAGACCGTTACCATGCGGCTCACAGTTACTCACAGCGCACTATGGAGTACCAGCAGCGTATCCTTGTGATTGACCCAAGTGGTCGTGGTAAGGATGAGACAGGCTATGCTGTGTTGTTCACACTGAACGGCTACATCTACCTGATGGACGCTGGTGGCTTCCGTGGTGGCTACGAGGATGCTACGCTCGGTAAGCTGGCTCAGAAGGCTAAGCAGTGGAAGGTCCAGACAGTTGTCTTTGAGAGCAACTTCGGTGACGGTATGTTCGGTAAGATTTTCTCTCCGGTGCTGCTGAAGATTCACCAGTGTGCTATGGAGGAGTATCGCTCTACCGGTCTCAAAGAGGCACGTATTGCGGACACTCTGGAGCCACTGCTGGGTGCTCACCGCTTTGTCATTAACGAAGCTGTTGTCCTCAACGACTATCAGTCTGCTCGTGATGCTGATGGTAAACACGATGTGAAATACTCGCTGTTCTACCAGTGGACTCGACTCACTCGTGACCGTGGTGCTCTGGCCCATGATGACCGACTGGATGCTGTGGCTATTGGTGCAGACTTCCTGAAGGAGACTATGGAGCAGGACTCAGCTATCGGTGAGAACAATATCACTGAGGAGTTCTTAGAGAAACACATGGAGAAACTGGAGGTCGGCTTCAATGACCACCGGAGCTATGAGACTGGCGATATGACCATCCGTTGGGAAGACGATGGAGACTCTAACTGCTTCATTCAGTGGTAGTGACTCACTATTCACTTTTGATGCATACACATGCAGTGCCACATGGAGGTGGCCTGTTTGTAACTCACTGTTCCCAAAGGAGTTTCCATGCGACTCACTATTGGGAGAGTGGACTCAAAGATAACTATAAGACTATATTCAGATTAACTATTCAGTCATTATCTTTGAGACTACTTAAAGTCCTACTTACAGAGGGATGGTAATTATTGTTATTAATACCCATCCTCTTACAGACCACACTAACAGATACTTAAAGGAGGGAGTGACCATGCGTAAGGTACTCAATATCACAATCACCATTCTGCGCCATAGGGTCACTTACCGATTTCTTGCTGTGGTACTTGGTGCCCTTGGTGTCGCTGCTGCTACAGACAATGCGGGACGAGTCGAAGCTATCGTATGTGCTATCATTGGGAACTGCACTTAACGTGGCTCTCGGTGCCTTGATGCTTCGACGCCAAGACGCCTCACGGTAATCATGGTCGGTATACACCTTCCCATTGATTACCTATTAAAGTCAACACTCATAGAGTACACCTAATGATGATTCTACAGGGTCTCTATGGGTCTAACCTTATGATAGACCCTGCTTGGGTGAACCTAATGAGACCCTTTAAGAATCTGACAGAAAAATCTGAGAGGGTATCTCATAGGGTAAGACTCCCAAAGTTCCCCCATAGGCCCTCTCAAGGTTCACCCAAAGGGTGGTCCCCTCAAGGTTTCCTCTTAATGTGTGACCTAATGATGACATAGTGTGCCACTGAATGTCAATCCTTATGTGTTACCTTGAGTGATGGCCACTATATGTGGTGCTTAGTGGGACTATGAGACACTATATGTAGTCATCCATGAGTCCCTATCTGTTAGTAGCTCCTAATGTCCTCTCCTAATGTCATCACCTAATGTCATCACTACGAGCTGCTATCCTAATGAGACCGCAATAAGAGGCTACCTAATGTTAATGCTCTTATAGATGCCTTGTTGTTAGCTATCATCATCTCCAAGCCATGCGACTCACTATCAGGAGAGACACAGACAGTAAGAGAGACACTTAAAGAGGACTATAAGAGGACTATAAGAGAATAATCATAATTAGATTAAAATAACTATTGACCTTTGAGTCTCTTTAAGGCTACTATAGCCACATCGAGACAGACAGCGAGTCTCTGGAAGACAAAACCACGAGTTATCTTCTACCTCGCAATAGGGTCTGACAAGTAGTCATCAAGCGACATACGAAAGTGCTTGACTCGATACCAGAAGTAAGGCAGTATGTACCACATCAACACCGCTGAGTAATCAGCACCGCTCTTTAACAATCTGGATGCCCACAAGGCGTGAACCCACAAGGGTTATGTAGCAGGTCTACTGAGTGCTTAACACACAAGGTCATCTACGGGTGGCCTTTAA